ATTCGAGCAATGCAGCAAGTCATTAACTCGTGCTCTGATGGTAAGATTGACTCAGAGAAACTACCGTTCTTTGACATACAGAACATCTTTATTAAATTGCGCTCACAGTCTATTGGTAAAGAGTCAGAGTTTAATTTAATTTGTGGTGAATGTGGACACAAGACTCCAACCATCTTAGATTTAGACAACATTGAATTGCAAATAACTCCCGAGCACAAGAATAAAATTATGATCACACCTGATGTTGGTGTCATTATGAAGTATCCTACCGCAGAAGTTCTGGTAGATGACGACTTACCTGTGTTTGATTTAGTTGTGTCCTGCATTGATAAAGTTTTCACACAAGATGAAATTCATGACGCGAAAGACCAAACGACTGAAGAAATTGCTACCTTTATTGAAGGATTGACAAATGAACAGTTTGAGAAAATTGTAGAATTCTTTGTCACTGCGCCGAAGATTTTCCACAATATTGATTACACATGCCCGAAATGTGGAACAGAAAATACTGTAGTCGTGGATGGTGTTGAAAATTTTTTCGGATAACCCTTTCTCATGATAATTTGATGAATTTCTACAAAATCAACTTTATTTTAATGCATGAACATAAATATAGTTTGACTGAATTAGAGAATATGATGCCTTGGGAGAGGGAAGTTTACATAGGGATGCTGATGGCGCATCTTAAAAAGAAAGCAGAGAATCAGGACTAATGAACGAATTAGACGAAAAAACTGGACCAATAGATGATAAAGGAACTGCTGGTCCAGGAGTCGGGCAAGGTCGCACCATTGCTCAGTCCGGATCTACACAACAAAAAGGTATTGGTAAAGAAAGTCAACTTTCTAAGATTGCTGCTGCAGTAAATCCAGGTTCGATGGCAGAGGCAAATCCTACTGCTACACAATCTATGATCTCGACTTTCATGAAGACCTTTGAGTCTTCAGCAATAGAAATGCGCGAAGATACAAATGATGATCAAAAAGAATTGATCAAAACAATGATCGATGAGATCACCAAGTTACAAACTAAAAACATGAAAGAGTTTGAGAAGGCAATCGGTAAGATTGTTGGTATCTCAAAGGATCTACAAAACTCTGATAATCCAATCTTGCAAAAACTCGGCAAAGATATGGAAGAAAAATCTCGTGAGGAAGTAGTAAAGGCATCTGGGTATACTTTAACTGGTGAAAAAGATACATTTTTAAATCGTCTTGGTCGTTCAGTTGGTATGAACACCGAAGAAGAACCCATAGAAAAAAATAGACAAGGCATCGGGAAACTCGCCAAAGGATTTGGTTCTAGTATTGGCGGAACTCTCAAACGTGGATTTAATATCGCCGTAGGAAGAGAAGCGCCAGAAGGTAGTTTCGCTGATAACGTGTTCACTTCGGACGAGCAGAAACGTGAACGCTTGATGAACAGAATAGATTCTGAGGCGAACGAGAAACAATCTACATCTGCGAATGACTCATTTAAGAAGGCCATCCAAGAATTCTTTAAAGAGGAAAAAGAGAAGGTTCAATCCAAGGAACCCAAGGAAAAACAGAAGTTTCAACCTATTGACAAATTGACTGATTTAACAGAAGATCAAATTAAATCTCTAGAAGAACAAGGAATTGCTCCTGCTTCCGAAAAAGATATATCATACAGAAAAGACGGTAAACCAGTCAGCAAAGATGAAATCAATAAGACCTTAGCAGCATCAAGCGAACAACAAGAAGATACTGCAGGTATCTCTAAAGATGCAACAATTGAAGCATTACAAAAAACTGCTGATTCTAATGTTTTAATACAAGAAAATTCCAATATTATCCAAGAAAAGACAACCGAGACAGTCGATGTATTGAAAGAGATACTAGAACTGATGAAGAAGATGTCATCTGAAAGTCAAAGCGGTGGTGGCGGTGGTGACGACGGTGGTGGTATGGACATCGATTTACCCGACAGAAAAAGATCTAGGGGTAGAATGCGTGCTCGCGCACGTATGGCCAGTCGTGGCATCAGAGGCAGAGTAGGAGGACTTGCTCGTGGTTTAGCGGGTGGTGCTAGAACACTTGGTAGTGCTGTTCTCAGTGGCGGTGCTAGAACTCTCGGAATGCTTGGATTGGGAGCAGCAGGAACTGCTGGTGCTGCTGGTGCTGCTGGTTTAGGAACTGCTGGTGCTGCTGGAGTAGGAACTGCAGGTGCTGCTGGAGTAGGAACTGCAGGTGCCGCTGGTGCTGCTGGAGTAGGAACTGCTGGTACTGCGGGTACTGCAGCTGCAGCAACTAAGTCAACTGGATTCTTGGGTAAGATTGCTAGTGGTGCTTCTAGTTTAGGTTCTAAAGCAGGTAGCATTCTCAGCAAAGCATCACCAGGATTAGTAAAGGGTCTTGGATTCGCAGGTAGAGTTGCAGGAAAACTTGCGCTTCCACTTGCAGCAGGTATGGCAGCATATGATGGATATAAAGGATTCAATGCTGATCCAAATGCAACTACTGGTCAGAAATTTAAAAACGCTGGAAGAAACGTTCTTAGCGGATTGACATTTGGTATGGTTGACAGTACTGAAGATAAAATGGCAGCAGGTGAGTATGCTGGAACACAGAAAAAACCAAAAGTTGGCAGTGTAGAACCAGGAGCGAAAAAAGATACTGGTAGTTTCTTCTCAAAAAATAAAGGTGCGATTGCTGGTGCTGCCCTTGGTCCAGTAGGTATGCTTGCGGGAGCAGCATATGACAAACTGTCTCCAAGTAAATCAAAAACTGAAACTGGTAAGAATATGGACGGTGCTTTAATTGAACAAGGAACTGCAGCGACCAAAGATAAAATGCAAATTAATGTTCCGCCACCAACTGTAATCAACCAAGGTGGAGGTGGTGGTCAAGCACCTCCGCAAATAACTTTCCCAGGAGGTGTAGGAAACGTGAGATCTAATGATCCTACATGGTTACGCTTCCAGGAAAGAAGAGCAGTGGCATAATGAAATGGGGGAGCGAAACGCTCCCCCAAGTTTTTAGTCATCAGCGAGACTCGAGAAGTAACTCATCGTGTCATCGTCACTGTCTTCTTTCCAAGGTGGACTGTCATCCGTTGCCTTAGCAGCAGGTGCATTACGCATCTTGGTTTCAACGAACAGTTCATCTTCAGCATCAAGCGGATTAACCTTCTCAGCAGTTGCCATACGAGCACCACCACCTGTAAGAACCGTATTCATCTTCGCCTTCAGTTCATCATATGACTTGAAGTTCGAAGGATCGAGGAAAGTGGCAAGTGAATGCGCATTCTTCCAGACCTGCTCCAACTTATCCTCGTCTTCGTCAAGAGGAGTTGGACCATCGAATTCTGACTTATCGTAGTTACGATAACCTTCAACCTGACGAATGCGCAACTTGAAGTTAGCACCTTCCCAAAGGTCAAATGGGTTGACTGGTTTCTCGTCTTCAAAGGTTGGTTGCATTACATCCTTGATCTTGTCAAAGATTTTCTTACCATACTTGTAGAGGAATACCTTACCTTCATTCTCAGGATTTGCGGGATCGCGAACCACAAGAACGTTGGAGATGTAGGAAAGACGACGCTTTTGCTTACGAGCGATTTCCTTATTCGCTTCGATACCTGAGTTCCAAAGTTCGGAATTCAGTTCGCCGACTGGATCTGGTTTGTTGATTGTGGTCAACGAGTTTTCGATATACCACTTTCCAGTTGGACCCTGGAAACCATGATCAAAGACGCGAACCCAAGGAAGTTCTTCACCTGCAGGAGCAGGGAGGAAACGAAGCACTGCTTGACCATTACCTGCCTTATCGACAGTTGGTTTCCAGAAGCGATCATCGTCGCCACGCTTTTCATTTGATGGGTTTGCGATTGACTCAACTGCTTTCATGAGTGAGTCGAAGTTTCCGCGATTTTTACGGAGTTCTGATAGTGTATTATTTGACATATGTATTGTCCTTATATTTGCGTTGTATGTTTAGTATTTGCGATTTGTATTATAATCATCGTAGTCATCATGCTCTTCAGCATCATTACTACCAGAGTATTTATACAGGTTCTTACGGTGCTTATTTGATTTATCAACACCCTTGCGTACTTCTTTTACTCGGGGTTCAGACCCGTAGTAGTCTTTACTTCTTGAGTTACTCATCTAACAGACCACTTGGCCTTTCTCCTTATTCCATAGTTCAAAGAATTTCGTTCGATCTATACGAACGAACGGACGGTACTTAATTATCAAAAGATTTAAATCATTCCAGATAAAATCGTTCAATAATTCAGTAGTTACATTATACCTGAAATCTAGTAGTTTGTCAAGTATAATAACTGTTTCTAGTGAAATTTTTTTACCAAGTAACATCTTAATTAATATTGGATGTTGATTGCTAACAGATACAAAAGGATCTTGCTCTGACTTCTCTGCTTCTAGTAATAAGCGACTAATATCGTCTGTGAACATGTAAGACAATCTATCTTGCCTACCTTTCCACTTCTCATAGATGTCATCAGAATCTGCACTAAAGATGCCGCCGTTCTTATCACCTGCTGCAAAGTTTGCAACAAAGTAGTTGATAATTTCTTGACGAGCGACGAACTTCTTCGCCAGTTTCCTGAATAGGAAAACATCTCTTCTTTTTAAGAAGGCAGACTCTGACGACTTGACAGCACCTTTAGTAACGGTGATGTCATAAGACGCAGTAGTGAAATGTAGTTTAAGTGCCATATAGAGGCGATAAACTTCATATGCTTCCATTAAAGTGGTAATTTCCCGCCAGATTTACGCTTCAGCATATTTAGTTCTTCTGCTTCTGCTCTAATCTTTTCTTTAAGAGAAGTGGTGAGTAAAACAGCAACTGACTCCATCTCAATATCTTTTTTGACACAATAGTCAAGAAGAATA